ATTGGTGGTCGGTCTTGGTTAGTGATGGAGATAATTGAAACAATAGATAAACATACCCATGTCACACATATACCACCCATGAATTGATTAAATGAGTTCATCATCAAACCTCTTCATAGCGATCTCAGCTTGCTTGTCCTCATCGTAGTAAGGAAAGGCTGCCTTGACCTCTTCAAAGATAGTTTCAAGGCGTTCTTGTGCGTGTGGTGTGCTCATTAGCAGATAAAGTGCCCGCTACATGAGAACGACCATCTGAATGGATACATGTCACCGTACTCTTTGGCAACACGTTTGTCTATGATCTGTGCTATTGCGTCCCTGTCTTGGAATGTTAGACAGTCAGCAACATTGATGTCCTTGGTACGGTGGAGCTGCTTGTTATGCTCCTCCGCTTGTTTCATGAGGTCATCGTATTCCATTAGTTGAGATCCTCCTCTTGCTTGAGTGTCCTGAGATTGTGTGTCTCGATCTTGAACTGTTCATCATTTGCAGGTCTGTCCATGATGCGGGCAAGCCTACATAGTACAGCTTCTTTGCTATCAAATACACCTAGTAACATATCTTCCATTGTGTATGGGCTGACACGTACCAGTGTGTAAACGATAGGGTCATCGCAAGCATCAAAGGTCTTGATGTACTTGTCGGTTGTGGTGTTTGTTTTGATGGAGTTAGCCATGTGATGAAAGCCAGTTAAGTGAACGTTGCATAGTGTATGAGTCATCGTCAAACTTGCCAAAGGCTACGTTGCATGAGTCGCAGATGTAACCTCTAAACTTGTCAGTCTTATGGTCATGGTCAAGAACCCATTTGGTGGTATGCCTACCACACGCAGGGCAATCCCCAGGAATTGGCACAGGATGCTGCCTCCTAAGTCTACGTCTTACCGTAGCTTGTTTATTTGAGCAGCACTTACAAGTATTCTTGCGTCCTGCTCCAGCTGTAGAAAAGAGTGGGAAGTCTTCTAGTGGTTTGACCTCCCCGCACTCCTTACATGGTTTAGAGGCAGTCACTGAAGTAATTGGTGTAGATGACCTCATCTGATAGATGACCTAGGCCAGCATCTTCGAGTATGTCGTAGATGTCTCTGCCATCTTGGTCAAATTCTACAGCTATAGTGTTGTTAGCTGATGGGTTGTAGTTGTACCCTGCCTCTAATAAAGAGGAGGATACAGACTTGTCGAAAGTTACAGTCATGGTGTGGCTAGACATTTGTGAGTGTAGGTTGTTTGATAAGTCTCACCTTAGCAAGCTTATGCTTATAGATTGAGACGGGTGTAATTTCTTTACACTTAACACCTTTGGCTTTGCAGTTAGCATTGACCCAGAATCCTAGGCTCATGTTAGGCTGTGCCAATAGGTTGGCGATAGCTCTACGAGATACGTTGGTGTACTCATAGCGTGTATCTGTAAGGAACTCAACAACAGCTGTGCCTGTAAGAGGGTCTACGTCAATAGACTTGACACATGTTGAGGTGCGTGATTTAGGTTGCATAAAGCGTGTCCGTGATGATGGAGAAACAGGAGGGTGATGCCCTCATAGAACCAATGTAGCAATGATTCTAGGAGAATGTCATGAGTAAATATACTCAACCCCATTGTGCAGCCATAGCGTCAGCAATACCTTGGAATGTTTTGCTGCGTATCTTGGCTCTATCGGCAGATGGTGACAGCAGGTGCAAGCGGTTGGCAATCTTAGGGTCAACCTTGGTGATGTCGATAACATCGGTGGGCGTGAGCTTGGGTAGACCTCGAAGCCATAAGCCTGTACGCTTTTTGTCAGGGTGGCCGAACTCATACGGCTGTATGTATTGTGTGGCCTTGCCTAGCTTTGAGCGTGATGATAAAGCACCCACAGGATTCTCAATACATAGCTTGACACCTGACTGCTCATGTAAATCCCATATGCGTTCAACGAATCGAATAGCTGCAGGTTGTCGGCCATCTTTGACCTTCTCAGCCCAGTACTTGGAACCGCTCAAACTTAAGTGAGTGCAAGGCGGGTGAGCGATTATGAGATCCCAATCGTACACATTATGTGGATAGATGAGGTCGAACATATTACCTTGGTAATGTTTACCGTTAGGGCTGTCCGATGGTAGGAAGTCGCAGGAGGTAGCGTCATGACCATTCCTGGCGAACGCATCCCTCACGACACCTGAGTATTCGCAGGCTACGAGAACTTTCATGATGGCTGTGATGATGGAGAAATTAGCAGTGTGGATGCTTATGGCGTAAGCGTCTGTATTCTAAGTATTGGATGGCTCTACGCACATCTTCGGGAAGTACGTGAGAGGCCTTTGACGGTATCGAAGTACCATCGCTCGACTTCTTGGCTGGGAAATTGGAAGTGTCTGTCATGTAAATCTGTGAGTACGGATAATAGAACTGGGTCATTGATAACCTCATCGTTGACGAATACAGAGCCGTCAAGTATGGGCATGAGTGTAAGTTGTTTAGACATTGTGAAAGCGTTTGTGTGTCACCCATGTTATAGCTTGGATGTCTGCAGCTGTAAAGGATTCGTTAAGTTCCTCATTGATAAAGCTAGTCGCATCAACATAATCAGTCTTGATTTGTTGGCGTAACTTCTTACCAATGTTAGGTACTTGCTTCATAGTTAGACGTTGACCGAACCATACAGAATAGGCATGACCGTCAATACATACGTCATTGAGAGCTGAGTTAGTAATGCAGTTGAAGAACTCTATGATCTTAGGCCCATTGAGTGTTGTGATGATGTCACAGCCTCTGAGTATGTTAAGAGCTTTCTCTTGCATTTTCGTGTAGGTACAAACCTTCACGGCCAGGATGTCCTCATCTGTACCGCCAGCCGACCAACATTTGATCATGGCTTCAGCGTCTATGATGTTACGCTCCCAGCGATTGTTTGGCGATAATGCAGCGATGACACCTGCAGCTTCTTCGGGACGTAGACCGTACTTGTTAGCAATACGGCAACTGATTTTAAAAGCTGATGCGTACCAGTCACAACCGAGCTGTACTTCTTGCGATGTAGCTAGTGTGAACTTGGCGACTATCTCTCTTGCATTAACGCTCAACTGAGCGTATGTCATGAGTAGTAATAAACCTCCTTGAATGTGTGTTGTACTTAATCTAGCGAATCATTTTTATTTGTCAAGTATCAATTTATTTGTCGTTAGTGTTTGACTGATTGAGTGACTTGTTTAATAAGTGTGTGGTTCGTTTGATGTACTTACAATATATCATTTGAGGTTGTTTGCAATGAGTATAAATACCTATCTTTATATTAATTTAGCTTTGATTCCTTCAAAAGCCAGGTATACCAAGGGATGTCAGCCAGGTAGACTAATAAATCTATTTTTTATATATATAGAGTCTTTAATGATTGAGAATATATTTAATAGTTTTAGAGGCAGGCCGTCATATTAAAATCTATTTACTACCTTTTTATTTTCTTCTAATCTTTGAGTATATTTACCTATTCAAAAAAAACTGTGACTATGCATATTTCATTAAAACTTATATATGAGATAAGAAAAGCTTATATGTTGCAACCCATACAGATGGCGGCAAGTGTTCCCCGAGAGGCACTAGAAAAAAAAGGGAGGCCCTATCTATCATTGATTTTGTAGAAGTCAATAGGTATTAATACTTATTTCCCCGAAAGGATGCAAAAAAAGTGCTGGTTGCTACAAAAAATAATAAATAAGTATTTCTACTCATTGACAAGGGCCGCCAAGGGGGTTTTCGCCAGGACCGTAGGCGTTAATACCCTACGAAAAATTATGTCAAAATTTGAGGAGACATCTTTACCCCTATTCCTGTACCACACATATCCTGCAAGGCTGAGAGGAGCAGCCACACGTAGTATAAGTAATACTAATATAACTTTTTTAACAGTCATTGAACTCAGAAGCCATGTTTCCCCCTATCTTACCACCTTCTCTCTGTGCTGTATTAGTAGCAAACCCAGCTAAGAACCACCCAATCATAGGTACATTAGCTAACGATGTTGTCAATCCTGTTCCTGTAGCCACTGATGTACCAATAAGCTTACCTGTAGATTCACCTTTAGCCTTCTCCTCTATACAAGCAATCTGTTTTGCTGTTAGATCACCATTAGTTACAACGGTTATATCTTTTTCTCCAGCTATTCTTTGTGTTTCTTTCATTACTGTAGCTTTACTACCACCTAAAAACCCTGCTGGTTTCTTGCTAGTTTCTATTGATCCAATAATTTTAGGATCATGCATTCTATGCTTTATCTTATAGCCTGTTTTACTAGCTTGTATTTCATAAGTAGAGTATTTGCTAACAGGTAGGTTAAACATAGGTAGATTTGGTTTCTTACTTAATAAACTAATTGTATAAAAGTTAGAAACAACAAAGATAGTACCAAGTCCTGCTGATACCCCTTTTATAATATTATTATTCATTTGGTTTTCAACATACGGTTAAATTTTTGTTTTTCTAACTCAATCTTCATTTGTTTTTGGGTTAAGGTAGGCCAGCGATCTAGTAACAAACTTCGTCTGAAGTTTTTGTACCATTTACTTCTCTTCACTCTTAACCATACTTGTTGTATTGTCATGGTTGTACTGTACGTAGGTGCTAGAGAGTAGTAGAAGGAGGTTATATACATCACGAGCGGGTTCCTCGTGTTAGAAGAGGGGGAGGCTTTTAGACCTCTCACCCTCTTGACCGCTGTTTCCACCCACGAGGAGCACCACTTCCCCGTGTCTTATGTAGGGGTTAGCTTAAAGCCAAGTGTGTGTATGGCTTTTAGTTGTACCTCTAGCTTGTCTTCTTTGGTCTAGATCCATCCCCATGACCATGTGATTAGCCTCTGCTTGAGGATCATCCATCCAAGCTTCTAGGTGGTCTATCCATTCTTGTTGTCTTCTGTCTTTTATAGATTCTTCCGCTGACAGTGCTAAGGCATCTGTAAACCATTTAACGCCTTGGGCGAGGGAGTCGATCCTGTCATCATGTCTAACAGCTCCTTTTTCTCTGCACATTCGGCTGATTTGGTAAGCGAGCATATATTGGAATCTATTTTCAGTCGCCTCATTCTCATTACTTTTATAATCCCATTTAATGACGGCAGGATCCACAACAAGCCTATGCTGATTAAAGACAGGTTCAAGGCTACTAATAATACGATCTTCTTTCCTGACATTAGCTCTGGTTTCCTCTATGTTAATTAATGTTTTTGTTGTTTGACAGTGTTTTCTAAATAGCTCTGATACAATACCATCACCAAAGTTACTCTCGATAAGCAAAGTACTTGCATTATACTTTTTACATCTTCTTAGAATGTTTAATAATGTATTGTCGCTGTAACCGTCTCTAGTAGCGTATACTTCGTGTAGGTATATGAATCCATTCAATTGAGATAAGAAGCATGCTACAGTCTCATCTGAGCCCCTTCCAGAGGGGTCTACGCTACAAATAGTCTCGCTATATTCTTTCCACTCTCCCTGCACCTGCATTGGCTTATAATAATAGTCCCCTGGAAGTCCTGCACACGGCAAGTCTTTGACCATGTTTTCTGGATTAGAGCACCATATTATGTTTTCGGGTGCATGTGTAGGGTTTACGGGGTTAACTATTAGGTCTGCAAACTTTAAAGGGAACTTTTCAGCATCAGATAGGGTAGTATCTAGCATAAACTGCAGCATAAAGTTACTACGCCCCATAGATGCCTCTCTTTCCAGTAGATCACCTTCTTTAAAACGTGTATCTGTAGGTTCCCATGCTAAATTACCTTTTTCTAAGTCTTTAGTTAGCTGAGGTGCTAACAATCCATCATACATAGTAATCTTACGGGGGTATCTAGCTGGCCATACAAATGGTCTGTAGCTACGCTCCCTTAACTTGTTATATACAGTGAATGTCGTCTGAGGAGTGCCGAGAAACATAATACGAGAGTCACGTTTAGGAGTAAGAATAGACTCACATTCAGTAACAAGCTGTAAAAGTTTTTCACGTTGTAGCTCCGTCATACTATTATTTGGTACTTCTACGTCATCGAGCACCATTAGATCTGCCCTAGATCCAGTTAACTGTCCTGTAATACCTACAGACTTAACTGAGGGGGCTTGGTGTGGGGCTGCTGGCCCTACGTCAAATGATATACGTGACCATCTCTGGTCATCGTTCTTAGGCTTTAGTTGTGCCATCCAAGGCACTTCTAATATTAGTCTTTGGCAGAATATGGAGAAACTGTCAGCTCGATCTTTAGATGCCGATACAACCATGATCTTTTTATCAGGGTCGTTAAATAACGTCCAAAGAACGAAAGCAGCAGTAATCCAAGATTTACCGACACCACGAAAGGCTTGGATTTGTAGTCTTTTTGGGCCATGCTGTAGATACTCCGCTATACATAACTGTGCCCTTGTAGGAGCTGGTAAGCTAAGGTGTGTCCATACAGCAGTCAAAAAGTATCTAAAATCGTCATGTAATTTAGATTCAATATTCATTCGTCTGTCATGTATTCTTGATACTTTGTCTTAGGTTTATTTATAACGTATGGTGTGTTAAACAAATTCTTTTCGTTTGTCCTACGTGTAGTTAAACCATCGCTTTTTATAAGGGGCCCTGCGGGGTTCTCAGGGTTTTCGTGTTTGTTATATAATTTAAAAGCGTCACTAATAACTTTTTTGTCTCCTGTATTTAAACCTTTTTGCATAGTTTCATATCCAGATGGTGCATCAACAAAATTAGCTCCTACATTATATGTAAAAGACATAATAGCATCAATTTCATTTGGATTCATGTCTTGCATTTTAGGATATTTATTCCTAAGTTTTTCTTCTACAGTACCTACATAAAAATTAAGTAGTTGGTTAGCTCTATCCTCAGTGATTGCTGGGTCTTGCATAGTCACTTCTTTACCATTTTCGTAAAACCTGGAACCTTTACCTATTGTAGGTAAACCAGCTGAGTCTAAATAAGGAGTAGCACTAAAACCTTCGCTTTCTTCTATTTCTCTAAATAATTTGTCACTGTGATTTAATTTTTCAGATGTCGCAGTCGGAACTGTTGGGGTCTGTGTCATAATTTACATTAATACTCATGTCTTGTAAACCCTTCACGTCCGAAGGGATAACTTTAACACTAGGTTCATTACGCCAGTCTTCACAAAAGTCACATAGTTTATGATATTCCTCAAGAGCGTCATCTACAGCTTTTCTGGCTTTGTAGTCTACGTACTGAGGTTCTACCCATAATAAAAACCACACCATAGCCCAACGTAAGGGCTTAGGTGTAGCTTGTGCTATGTCTTTGAGTTCCTGTAATAATAACTTGTTAGGGTTAAATAATTTATTCATTTAATCCAATTTAAGATTAGGTTTTCTCTAAATGGGTTTGGTGGGAAGTTATTCCTAAACCACGTTAACCAGTTGTTACTTCCTTTTTGTTGATTACATCGTCTACAGGCGGGAACACAGTTGCAAGTATTGGTATCACCTCCCAAACTTCGGGGATGTACATGGTCAATGGTAAGATCATATTCATGATGTTTTTGTCCGCAATAGATACATTCATAATTGTTTGCCTCCTTAATAGCTTTTCTCCATAACCGTTTAGCGTCTGCTGATGTCATGACTATTAAGTTTTGTGTGTAATGTTTATAGTTAGGAAGTACTGGTGTCATTTTCTGCTTCGATTTCTAGCTCTGTTTTTAGAAGGGGATTCTCGTACTAATCTTCCTGATTTAGTGTGTGAAAAATCTTTACCCCCTTTGCCATACTCACCCGCTTTTCTACGAGCTTTATTGAGTTCAGCACGATATTGTTTGTTTTCTGGGCTTTTGTTGAGCTTTCGTTGAGCTGCATTTTTCTTCGCCCTTGACTTAGGATTATCACGGTAAAATCGTGCAGTTTTCTTTGGGTTTTTAGCTGTTTTAGGAGCCATGTTTAATTACCGATTTCTGTACTGTATCAAAATCGACACTAGGCATAATGTCGGCTAGTTGTGACAATGGTGATGTGTCAAATGCCACACCTGTAATGTCGTTCTTGTATAACCAGTCAGAAGCAGCTTTTAAGTCAGCAGTAGTGGCTTCACCACTGCGTATTCTTGCAATGAGTTCGGTTGTAACTAACTTATGTAGTTCATTAAACTCATCTTCCCCAGCTCTGCGGGGTATACGTTGAACTTTACTCAACTTTTAATCCTCGTTTAATAAATTCTACTGCCTTGTCATCAAGGTCATTATCGCTTTCTTTGGATAACTTTTCTAATAAATCAACAACAAATAATTTAAATTTGTCACTTTTTAAGAAAGTTAAAACGATTGGTTTTAGTAGTGCTAACATTTGGTTTGGGTAATAATGATTGAATAGGTACTACGTCTGAGCACATGTGTGCTACACGGGTCTCAGGTCGAAAGGTAAAACCTTTTTGTTGTAGTTCGGCACATTTAAGAGCACGTACCAGCTCATGATCTAACCTCATCTTCTCTTCTTGTCTTGCAGCAATTCTTCTGCATTGTTCTAAACCACGTTTATCAAGAGGAACCATAAAATTAACTTGAAAACCCCAGTTCTCATTTAACTGATAACTAGATGGGTGTAGTCCATTAAGACCATCTTTTTCAGAGTATGGGTTAATATGGTTTCCCATGTAAAAAGGTGAAAAGGTCATAGTTGACCCATTACAGGCAATTCCACTGCCATAGTTCTGTCTTGACGAAGTTCCATTGTTCTGGAATTGCACCGCACTATTGGTCACATTTCCCGTTGCGGCTGCAACAGGGTTGGAGTGATTTGTAACTTCTGGTTCTTCTGCTAAAACAGGACTTATTGTGAGAAGACCGATAAGGATGTAGTAGTGGTATTTGTAGTGATATCTATTGTTGCGTCTATTTGTTCGACTAAACCAGCTGCTCGGGTTGCTGTTTCCATTGTCCAAGGTTTGGTCACGTCTTTTACAGAAAAGGTTGTATCTGCTGCCACAATATTGGATGAAGGTTCTACATTGCTTCCAGACCAGCTCTTTATTGCTGCTCCAAAAGTCTGAGTCTTTGAAACCTCTTTGATTGTTTGGGTAGTTGTTGTCGTACTGTTCATACTCCCCTGAGTAAAGTTGGGAGTTATTGTGTTTGCTCTTGCGACTGCGGGTGCAAGCAGAGCTAAGAGAAGAATCCATTTCTTCATTGTTTTGGTTTAGTTGTTGTTGGTTTTGCCATTGGGCAATTTGTTGGGGTTTTGTTAGACCCGTTTTTTCCAGTCGTTAAGCCAAATGTGGCGAGTGCTCCTGTAAATACGCTGGCCACAAAAGTGATATCTGAGTTACCAGATTTCTTTACCATTGGAATATCAACGTAGTTCATCGTAATGATAAAACCAGACCAGACAACAACGCCTAGTCTAACTACTGTTCCAAGAAACTCTATCTGGTGTTCTTTATCTTCAGCTATTTCTTTTACTTTGCCTAAGAAACCTTTTTCTTTGGTTGTCTTATCTTCTTCCATGTTGTTTTTAATATTGGTTTCATAGCTGTAACTAACCATTTAAAAACTGCTGTAGCAGTAAGAGTGGCAGCTACAGAAATTACTGCTGTAGTTCCAGCTGTAATTAATATCGCACTTTCAGGGACAGGGATTTTAACTTTGATTATGGGTATATCTACCTGTTTTATACCAGCTGTTGGATTGGCAGCAGTTCCTTGTTCAGACTCTGCTTCAATCTTAGATTTAACCCCTGCTGGGGCTCTTAAATCACTGGGTGGAACTACTAAAGGAGTATACTGTGGTATTTCTCCTATAGGTAATTCAAATTCAAAACTTGGAAAGTCGTAAGCATCTGGTAAATATAGAACTGGTAATTCCATATTTAAAAGTTAGCTAGGCTCTGTCGGCCAAACAATATTGTCTACATCAGTTTGTGCTGGTACATCTCTCAATGCTTGACGATAATCCTTCCAAGCATCTGATAATGTAAGATCACTGGTTGCTCTCCAGTCTGTTGCAGTAAGCAGTCCGTCTCTTCGTGCTCGTATTCCTACCCATTTTTGAGCAGTAATTTCATCTGCAGTTGGTTGAGATGCTTTCCATGCAGCAATTTCTTCATTTGTTAATGCAATGAGTTCACCATTTACTATTTGATACATTTTTATGATTCCATTTTGTAAAGTAAAATTTCAGTTCCAGCCTGAAAATATGTTGTTCCGTTATAATTTGATACAAATTTAATTCCACTGACAGAAGTTACGGTTTCATCTGAAGGTTGTCCATAACTTTTCATACGATGAATTTTATTAGTAGAATCCGATGGACTATAAGATAAAGCTTCAAAAAAACCCCAACCCATTTCTGTACAAATTTCACCAAAAAAACCATGTTTTTGGCCATTATAAGCACTTTCAGTCAATGGTATGTAAGGACTATTACTAAGAGCATAGGATGCTACAGCTCTCATGTAATTGCCTGTACGTGGTGCTTCATAATACATTGTACCAGCAGTATTTGTAGCATTATTACTACTATCTAACCATTGATATGCTACATTGTATGTGCTATCAGTGCTAGTTTTTATATTTTTACCTAATATCCAATAAACACTGCGAGCATCTAAATTGGTAAAACTTATTTCAGTAACAGTATTATCAACAGAAACAGAACCTTTAGATATAAATTTTAACCCATAACCGTTAGCGGCTGTGATTAGGCCAGTAGTATTAATTCTTGCAGCTGGTATTTGACCACTAGTAAAATTTGCAGCGTCTACACTTGATACATCTGCTAATGTTTGAGTTGCATATTCTAATTGTCCGATAGCACTTGTACCAGTGCCAGATACACTTTTAACTTTTAAAAAAGCATCTTGAACTATGTTATTGTCAGGCAAAATCATAGTATAAGATTGTGCTGAACTATGTGGAGGAGATTTTACCTTCACACCATTAGAACCGCTTGATAATTGTAAAGTACCGTCTGCACTACCAGCACCTTTAACTTTAAGTACGCCAGACCCTTTAGGAGCTAGTTTTACATTTGTATCACTGGTTTCTACTTGATCAACTTTTATTTTTGACATTTTTATGACTCCATGTATTTATACAAACGAAATTCAGTTGGTTGACTATATGTGGATGAATATATAAAATAATATCCAGAAGGTTCTAGTCGTATTCTGTTAAATTGTTTTGTTCCAGATTGGTTGTTATCAATAGATGCTCTAAGTTCATTGAAATTTGATTGCTTAACACCACTGTGAACCCTATCTCTTATTTTAGAATATATCCATGAGTTTTCATAAGCAGTTGAAAGTTCAATTACTAACTGTGAAACATCACTAACTCCATCATATATATTTTTTGTATATGCATTTATTTGTGAAGAAGCAGCTTGACTTTCACCAGAAGCATATTGAGCTAATTCACTAGATCCAGCCTTATAACCAGTGTAAGATAATGATTGTGCATATTGATAAGGGGCCGAGTATCTATACATATAAATATACATACCTGCCCAAGTAGTTGAGCCTCCCCATGAGTACCCAAAATACATATTATTTGAAATTATCTTGTATAAAGAATCATCATCTAAATCCCAAGTTATTCCATTAACTGGACTACCTGAAGGGACTGTAGTAGTTGAAATTAATTTAAATCCAGAACCTGTTGATGCTGGCAGTGGACTTGGTAGCCTTGCATTGTTTACTGTTCCAGTTGATACATTAGAGGCGTTTAAATTAGCCCCGTCTTGTGCTGGTAAATCTGTGTAAGCTAATTGCCCTACTGCTGTGCTACCACTACCTGTTATAGAATCAACTTTTAAAATTTTATTAGTTGATAAATCAATATCAGTTGTCGGCAAGACCATTGTATAATCTTGTGCCGTACTAGGTGGTTTAATTTTTACTTTGTTAGCTTGAGTTGCAGTGTTTAACTGAAGAATTCCACTGTCATCTTCTCCTGCTACTTCAAAAACACCTGTACCGTTAGGTGTTATTGTTAAATCTCCATTAGCGGTTAAAGATTCAATCTCGTTAATTTTTACTTTTGACATGTTTTTACATTAAGATTCATTATACTTGTAAAGTACTAACTGCGTATTAGATTGAAAATAATTACCGTTATTAGTTTTTACTCTAATTTTATTTATACTTTTTGCATCACCGCCAGTAGCTCCGTGATCGAACATTGAATATGAATCACAATAATTACCATTAAAACCAGGAGCATGATGATTTAAAATCATCCAATTAAAATAAGCCTTTGTACTAATTGTTGCTATAAATGAGAATCTTGTACCCATAGCATTTTGATCGTCCCAAGGTATAACATAACTTTGTGTTTCAGTATAGTCTCCATTGGTATATCTATAATTAGAATTAATTATATCAGTTTGTACTTGGTCGCTACTATCAAGCCATTCAAACTTTAAATTGTCATTATTTGCGGAAAGTGTAATTCTTTTTCCAACTAATCTATATATAGTATTATCTTCTAAAGTGAAGTCTATGTTAGTAATAGTATTATCTGTTGCTACTGTTGATTTACCTACTAAAACTAAACCAGCACCCTCATTTGCGTTAAAAGGAGCAAACCTATCATTAGGTATTGTACCAGTTGCTATATTAGCTGCGTCAATGCTAGGAACTTCTGTTGACGGTGGATTTGAATATTCCAATTGACCCACAGCAGTTGCACCACTACCTGTGACACTTTTTACTTTTAAAACTTTATTTGCTGCTATTTGGTTGTCAGGTAAAATCATTGTGTAGTTTTGACCCGCAGCATCGTTTGGAGATTGTAATTTTACTCCATGTGTTTGTGCATGACAGTTTAATTGTAAAGTAGCATCATTAGTACTACCTTTGACTTCACATGCTCCACCAGCACCTTTAGCAACAATTTTTACATTGCTATTGGTGTCATTTGCTTCTATTTCGTTGACATTTAATTTCGCCATAATAAAAATTGTTGTTAAATAAATTCTAATTCAGTTCCATTTGTAATAGTTAAAACTGCACCAGATGCAATACTTAATGGACTTACTGCAAAATAGTTTTCACCTGCTGTTGTTGTAAAGCTATTATTTACTTGGCTATCTGCTTCAATAAATATCTCTTCACCACCAGCTCCTACTAAACCTCCCGATCTAATAAGATATGTATAAGCTTTAGCTGTCATAATCTTAAGTGAAACTTACCATAGTACCATCTGTAATAGTAAACACAACACCAGCAGCAATAGCTAAAGAACTTAAACCTATATAGTTTTTTCCAGCTGTTGTTGTAAAACTATTATTCATCTCATTTTCTACCTCTACAAAAATTTCTTCACCACTACCACCAACTAAGCTACCAGCACCGCTAGGTAAGTTTGTTAAGTTTGCACCTGATATTGCTGGCAGTGTTGCAGGTAATGCTGCATCTGGAATTGTACCAGATGTTAAATTAGATGCATTTAAATTTGATAAATTTGCTCCACTGGCTACTGGAAGTGTGGCTGGAAATCTTGCGTCTGGTATTGTTCCAGCATTTAAATTTGAAGCATCACCAGCTGTAAAACCTCCCGAAGTACCCGTAGTATTTTGGTTGAGAGTATCAACAGAAAATGTAGTACCATTCAGTGATAAACCCGACCCAGCACTATAAGTTGTATCTGTACTAGCTACCCATGCATAATCTGAACCATTCCAACTAAGTACATAACCTGAAGTTGGATTACTTTGGTTTAAATGTGTGTCAACACTGTTATCATTGTAAAGATTTCCTTGAGCTGTGACACCACCTTGCCAAGAACTACCATTATAAATTTTTAATTCGTTAGCAGTAGTGTTAAAGAATAAATCTCCTGTATCTAAATTAGTAGTTGGGTTAGTAGCACCTGAGCTATATCTAGCTGCAAAGTCATTAACAGTACCAAGATTACTTGCAACTGTGTTTACGTTTGCTATAGATCCACCTACGGCATTTACATTTGATATATCACCAGCAGTAGTATTAATGTTTGTAATATTACCTGCAACTATACCTATATTGTCATTAATAATTGATATAGTATTACCCATACTATTACCGTGTTGAGTACAGTAATATAACAACGAGTTTGGTGCATTTGATGGTACAGCAAAGACTACTGAAGATCCAGACTGACCTGCTGTTCCATTTACTGTTACACCTGTGGTATATGAAGTGTTATTACTTTCTCTAAATGCTAACGGATGATTACTGTTAGTACTATCAGATTGGTTAAATGTGTAAGTAAAACCTCTAGTTAAAGATAAAGTAGGTTTAACTGCACCATTTATATAAAAGACACCACCTGATACAGTGACAGTAAATGTTTGTGCAGCTCCTAAAGAATTAGCTACAGCGTTTACATTTACAATACTTGTTCCAACAGTATTTACGTTAGTAATACTACCTGCAACAGTATTAACATTAGCAATATCACCTGCTGTTGTACTTATAGCAGAGGCGTTAGTATTAACTGTATTTATAGCTGATATGTTGCTGGCTATAGTTGTAATTTCTGTTGCTTTTGGTACTAATCTATGAAAAGTATATGTATGTAATGTAGTAGTTGTTTCTATTAAAAAACCAAAGTCTTGAGGTATAGCACTTGTTACTCCTGTAATTGTAACTGTATTACCAGTCCCAGCACCATTAGTAATAGTAACTGTAGTACCACTTGGAGTTAAAGTAGTTGATGCTGTTTTAACAGAAACAATAGTACCAGCACCGTTGTTTGCATCTGGGTTTGCTGTAGGAAAACTTG